GAGTTCCAGAAGATTGACAGCGCTGGTCGCCCTGCCATTGAGCGCGATGCTAAGGGTGAGCCTATCCACTATGACGCCAAGGGTAATGTGAACGAGGCCAAGGATGCTGGGGGTAACTTCCTCCACCCCACCAAGAAGATTATGGAGACCAAGAAGTTGGTCACTCGGGATGGTAAGGCGTTCACTGTTACCGAGCGTATTTACCGAATCATTGCGGAGCAGCGCCTAGCCATCGACACTATTGCCGAGGCTGTGTACCTCGACAAGCTGAATGGTATGTGGGCTGACCACGCTGCCAGTTATGAGGCCATGCAGGATAGGTTCAAAGCCATCGAGGGGCGTGAGATTGAGGCTATCCGCGAAGTGTTCAGAATCTATCAGGAGCTATACAACGAAGGCGCAACGCTCGAAGGCATGGGCATGGAATGGAAGCAGTCGTCTAAGGATAGGGCGCGGTACTTCGTACATCATGCCATGCGGCTACTGGATAGTAAGAATGCAAAGGCTAAGCGTGACGATTGGGTGAAGGGACCGCCTGCGAAGGTCAGAGATACAAAAACTGAGGAGATGATTGACAATCGTGATGTCAAGACTATGGCTGACTTCTTGCGTATCAATGGCCAGCCGGAAGGTAGCCACGCGGGTAAGGTGCGGGCTGTCATCAAGGAACTGATAGAACTTTCCAAAGACAAGGTGGGTAAGGGTATCGTAGCCAGTAAGATCAGCACGGAACTTCAGAATATGTTCCTGCTAGAGACACAGATCACCAATGCTGAGCTGTATGCCAAGAACACAATCCAGTCTGCTTATATACCACTTAAGCGGCGCGGTATATATCAGGTTCGGGTTGCGGCTTTCATTGTGGGTGACGATGGCAAGCTATCTGAGAATTCTGTAAATCTGCCCGACAATATGCAAGCAGAGTTGTACTACACCCGTATGAATAGCCGACATGCAGCGCAGGAAAAGACCAAGGCACTCAGTGAAATCCTCAACGGTTCCAACTTTGTAAAGGTGGTTCTTGAGGATGGCAAGGAGAGAACAATTGGATTCCGGGCGCTGTGGGGTGTCTCTCCGCAGGGTGCCTCGCTGTCTGGCTCCATAAATTATGATGATCTGGCTAGTGTGCTAATCCGTGCAGGCGTCAGCATCAACCCAAAAGATCGGGAGAAGTTGGTAGCGCTTACCGCCTCTGAGCACAGCACCGCTCGTAGCCATCTCAAAAAAGATTGGACGCCAGGCTGGAACCCCGACGTCATACAAGGCATTGCAGAACATCTTGAGCAGCAGGCCCACATCGCCGCCAAGAACCTAGTACAGAATAAAGTTAATCGGTTGATGGCCGACAGTGATCGCAAGGACGATTGGCTGGGCAACAAGGAACAATTGAAGGGCTACCAAGATGCGTTCAAGTTAGCGCGGAAGGTAGGTAATGCGTCTGCAATCCGTGAGGCATACCGTAATCTATCCCAATATCAGTGGCAGTTCATCTCCTCCGCACCTATTCGTGAGGAGAAGCATATCGAAATGTACAAGGAGGACGGCACCTTCACGCTTGTCGATGGTCATGGTAAGGGAGAACAGTACCGAACCAAGGCCAATAGTGTGCTCGCTGGCTATAACAGGCAGCAGGGTACGCCCACCACGGGTGAAGAGATGCTAGCTAATCAGGGTAGCTGGCTTATGTCAGGCACCGCAATGATGCACTTGGGTGGTTCTATTGCCCCCGCCATTGTCAATATGATGTCGATTGTCACCCATGCCGCGCCTTTCCTTGCGACGTTCAACCCCAAGACTGGTTATGGTGGTGGTCATGGGTGGGTAGCTGCATATTATGAACTACAGAAGGCGGGGCATGACGTTGGCCTGCACAGGGACTGGTTCCACGATATAACAGGCAACGCCAAAGAACTACGGGCCATAGCTGATCGGCTCAAGAAGAAGCCAGCCGGTACGCGTGAACATGGGCTTCTACTGGATGAAGTTGAGATGTTGGCTGAGTTGACAGCAGAGGGTGTACTTACTCCGAATATGTTCAACCAGCTATCGGCTGTAGCCCGCGCAGGTAAGGTGGGCGGTAGGATGAGTAAGTTAGCAGATAAATGGATGCTGCCATTCTCAAAGACAGAGCAGTACAACAGGCGCGTCACCGCGCTGGCATCCTATCGGCTGGACAAAGCACGCATGCAGGATGCCACGGGTAAGAAAACTCTGACCTCTCAAGAGCACAAAGACCTGCATCATCGCGCTACTCAGGCCGTGAACTACTCACAAGGTAACTACGACAGCTTCAACCGTCCGGCGTGGGCGCAGGGCAATGTGCTCAAGTACATGTGGATGTACAAACAGTTTCAAGTTATCACCGTCCAACTGATGAGGAACCTACACTACAAAGATCGGTTGAAGATGATTGGGCTGCTGGTGCTTGTCAGTGGTCTTAAGGGCGTCCCATTTGCTGATGATCTATCGGACTTAATTGACACCCTGATGCAGAAGTTTAAGCTTAACTGGGCTGGCGTAGAGGCAGAGATGACGTTAGCACTGGATGGTACGGGTATCTCATCAGCCATCGTTGCTCGGGGTTTTCTGGACCATTGGCTCGGCGCTACTTTATCCACTCGCCTCGGTATGGGCGACTTGGTACCCGGTACTGGATACTTCAAGGCCGGCTCAGACCATGAGCGTGAGCTTCAGTCGCTCTTCGGCCCTGTCTACGGTGCGTGGTTTGGTCCGTCTGGCGTCGTCAGTTCAGCGTCAACCGCTCTACAATATATTGGAGAGGTTGTAGGCTTGCGGGATGACGTCACATCTATGGGAGATGTACTACGTACGGGCGGTGGGTTCTCTGCCATCAAGAATTACGCCAAGGGGTTCACCCTGATGATGGATGGCTCTGTCACCAATGCTCGCGGTCAGGTGGTAGCCAAGGATGCGGGTGTACTTGCTGCAGTCACACAGTTAATGGGCTTCTACCCTGCTGCTGCCACGGACCAGTACGCTGTGATCCGCATGACCAATGATGCTAGGAACTACGCACAAAGTATCAAGACGGGGTACATTGATGCGTGGCTCAAGGCCGACTCAGGTAGTGAGCGTCAGGCTGTTGCCCGTATGGTGCGAGACTGGAACCGGGACGCCAAAGGCACCTTCTTCTATATCTCCAACTTCTTGTCGTCAGCTAACAAGGCGAAGAGGTCAGCATCACTAGACAGCGTCACACGCAATCTCAAGACCCTACCCAGAACTATGAAGCCGCTTGGTAAGGAGTTAGCGGCAGCGCGGGGCCTATAGAGCGTGACTAGATGTCCAGCGAAATATCGTTTCTTACACAATATTGGCAACAGGTCATGGGGCTGTTGGCCTTGGTGGTGGTAGCCGTGAAGCTCTCGTCGAGTGTAAAAGAGTTGCGGAAAGACGTGGACGATATAGTATCGAGGAACACGTTCGTGGAAACCACAAAACTGAGAGCGCAGGTGGACATGCAAGGAAAACAGATTTCTGCGTTATGGAGCTACACCAATAAGTTACGGGATATGATTAGCGGAAGGGGTAAGTGATGGCGACTCGTGCAGAATCACATACGCTACTCATTCCACTATCCCCATCTGGCCTAGAGTCATATCCTCTACTGATTGCTGAATAGTATCTAGGAACCCAAGCATTTCTATTGTGTTTAGGTTTATACCGACAACATAGTGTTGCCCTGCCTTAAGCTGTGTCTCTTTACCAAATACGAACCTCTTACTCTGTGGTGTTGCATCAGCACCCACGCTCTGCAACTCCTTGCAGAACCTGTTGTAGTCGTAGCCGTGCTTAGCCAACCACTCCTTGAAGTTTTTCCGCACGATCATCACTGTGCCTCTGTCGAACTTATCCATAGCGGCGTTGCGGTATACATCGAACTGCGCCTTGACTTCACCCCATGGTAAACGGTTAGCATCCACGGCTACGCTCATACCCTGCGTGTGCATAACTGTTAGGGTATTAGCGGCGATTTCGTTGAGGTATTGGGTAGCCAGTGTGAACCCTGTAGTGTGGGTATCCTCGACTACTGCGCGTAGACCTTCGATCTGATCCACAATATGTGTAATGCCGAGGCGAAAATCGTACCCGATGAGATCCAGGTCCTTAGCTATGGTACACCCAACATGTTGTAGAACGAGTTCTGTCTCCCAAAACCTCTCCTGCCCGTGGAACGTACAGCCGTACAGCGTTACGAATTGATCCTTCGCCTCCTTGATCCGCCGCCTAAGCTCGTGCTCACCTAGCCTGACGTACTCCTTGGCAATGGCATCACCGATGACGCCGTGGTTGAGCATGAGGAAGTTAGCGATGGTAGCCCCCGCATTACTGCTTTTCCGAAACATGTTGTGGAGGGGTATGTCAATCTCCAGTAGCCGCGCCATCTGTGCGTCTGTCTCAATACCACTGGCTGACATCTTGGCGGCGAAGCTGACGTTGGTGGATACCATCACACTGGTAGCCCACTCCCTAGCCTGACGCTCCACTGCATTGCGGGATAGCCTAGCTTTGTCCCGGCCCTGCGTAACCCAATAACAGAAGTCACCCACGTTCTCCATGTGCGTGGCTTCGTCAATGGTCATGGGTAGGTTGCCGTATATGCCGAGCCTACTAAACAGAGCGTTGTGTGTGAACTTGGCAGCGAAGTGTAGCTTGGATGGATCACCCCATACACTCTGCGACATAAGCTGGATGATGGACTTGCCGCCGCCTGTGCCGCCGTGCAGTGAGATAGTGATACCCTTGAGGCCCGTGAACGTCCATAGTGGGGCAGAGAATGCGGTGTTAAGGGCGAACATATGCCAAGGCATGTTGGCTGTCTCAAGGATGCTGCTGGCCTTAGACCACTCCTCTATGGACCCCGCCATAGAATACATAGACTGCCCTACGTTGCCTGTTGCTGCACTGAGGCTGATTGTCTCAATACTTACAGCGCCATCAGCTTCACGTTTGTAAAGACGTTCTCCAATGACAAACTGTGTGTAGTTTTCTTTCCAGCCCATTGATCCATAGATGTTGGACATCGTACGCTTCTTGCGCAACTCGTCCATATAATTGCGTAGCATGAACTGGAAACTCCCGGTTTGTTTCTTACCCTTCAATACTATTCCTTGATCTGCGATGGTAGTGGCGAACTCCCGGTTATCATCGTTGAGGTATGCTTGCCGGAACGTCAGGTCTTGCCACCCTACGTGGGGGCGCTTCCATTTGAACCGTACTGTTTCATATCCTAGATGGTGGTCTTTACCATACCCCACAGGGCGAATATCAAATGGGCATATCTCTATCTCAGTACCATCGATAGTCTGCACCATACCTACCTTGGAGAGATGGAAAGGCCACGGGGCTTTGAGGTCTGTATCTATGCCAACGGCCCTAAGT